TAACTTCTTGAGTTGATCCGGTATCGATGGTTGCTAAGAAGTGTTGACCAGCAGTAGGCTGTGGAAACAGCGAAGCATTCGCTACTTGAATTGTTGTGTCGCCAGGCTGAACTGAAGACGCAAGAGTTGTTTTCGCATTATTTGCGTAAAGTCGCGTTGAAGTTGTCATGAAATTGTAATAACTTTAGTGGTGCTAGCTGCTAGCTTCATCGCTGCGCTTAGGTTTGTTACGCCTTGCGTAATCGCTGCAATAACAGAGGCTGAATCATCGTTGACGCTCAGTGTAATTTTAGCCTGATTGAACCTGACGAATGCATTTCCGAACTTAGGAATAGCAGTTCCAGTGAAAATCTGGAAACGTGTCATTTCTTCGACATTAGCTACGCCGTAGTAATCTCCAAGCGCATTTGTCCCAGTGTTTTTATACAGGAAAATATTTTGTGGCAAGAAACCGTTTGGAAGAATAAGAGCGGTGACAGTAATCTTGTCACCTTCTAGTTGAGTGGTTACTTGAAGCTGTGAAGTAGTCGTTGGCATAGCTTAAGACATCTGGATGGTCCACTCGAAGTGGATTGAGAACTCGCTAGTCTTCGGGATACCAGGAAATGTCTTGATATTAAACATCGTTGCACTGGCCTTATACAGACCTGCTTCTGTGATCAATTGACCGTTAGCCGTACCTTGGTCAACGTCAGCAATGAACGTAACCGAAGGCGCCGCATTGTTAATAGTAAACGATGTAGCAACGTCAAGGAGAGGCGTGAATAGCGAAGACATAGCTTGGCTGATAGGCTTAGGGAACAGGCCTTGTGGGTCGATACAGCCACCGGTGCCGATCTTCAGATTAATGATTGGATCAGACACCTGGTTGGCTACGTACAGGCTACTCAGAAGAACTTGCTTAGCCGTAAGTACGATAAGGTTTTTCTTTTCAAAAGCCAGTTCTTTACGGCCATCAGGATACCACTTCTCTACTCTTAAAACGCCTTCAAGCGGAATAAGATTGACCATCTTGAGAAAGCGTTTAACGAAGCGATTAATAAGTTCTTTCATGTTAACTAAGTTCTTGGGCATGGGTGATAACTGCACCACCTCTGGTAATTGTAACTGACGAGTTATATTTGTCCGAATAAGTGTTCGGAGTTATAGAGTTATTATAGCCGGATTCTTCATTAATCGCAGTGCCGTCAATGCTCGAATCACCAGTATAGTTAAGATCTGAGCCGCGCAAAGTATAATGCGGAGTTCCAATTGCTTGGTGTCCACGAGTCAACGGCATATCATAACTAATAACAGCTCTATCCATTTCTTCTACTGGGAAGTACTGAGGAGATTCAATAGAAGCATTCTCTGTGACCCAGTAAATTCCAACTGTATCTTCTAGAATACGAACGCCCATCAAATAGTCTGCTAATCCAATGTCTGCTGGAGTAGGCGCATACGTTGCTTGCATTCCAAGATCAGGAATCAATGCTCCCAGATAACCTACGTTAGTGCCACGGAAAAACAAAGTGTTAAAAAACGTTACAAGCGGGTTTATTGTAAAAGACGATCCGCTATCATTAATCGCCGCCACGTTAATTGCAAGGCCAGAATTAGAAGGGTTGAAAATGGAAAACACCCACTGACCAGTAGGCGGAACGTCTGTGCCTACAGATAAGCATTTAGCAGCAATGTCGTATTGCTTGGTAATGTAAAGCGGAACAACCTTCATACCGGCAGGGATGTCGTACCAAGTTACGGCTTTGCCATTAGCAACTGTCAAGTCACCACGACTACGGTTGAACGCTACTTTGTCACGGCGAATCTGAGTCTGGTCATGTCCACGTTGGAACATAGCAGTAAGCCAAGATGTTTCCTGTGTTGTATTTGCACGGAATTGAGCCTGAGGGTTGATAAACCCTGATAGTGAACCGCCATTAACAGTAGTCTGATTTCCGTTGATAAGCTCGTCAGTACCTAGAATCTTTGTGACCCACATTGGTACGTTAGAGCGAATGAACGTAGGGCAACCACGCTTAATAGGGTCATCAGTATTATCCCTGCGCATACGAGCGATAGGATATTGAATCTTTTCACAACGGCTAGGATCAACACGGTACGTAGACAGATCATCGCTTAGAGTAAGCTCTTCTGTCATCGCAGTAATAGACCAAACGTAAATCGGCTGAGTGTACGTAGGTTTTACTTTGTTAATAATGTCCGATAGCTGCTGGAACGTTTGAATATTTTTAAACGAGTCTACCTTCACGTTTACTAGAAACGTGTGTTTCTTTAGGTAGTTGCGCATTAGATAGTCGAAGTGACTACCTTCAGTTGCAAATCTATCCTTCTGACCAGCCGGTAGTTCAGGAATGATTGAAGCTGGAATCTGTAAATTAAGCCACCACTCTCCATCACTCAGGTAATCCTGAATCTCAACCCATTGAGCTAACTCTTGACCTGTGACGATGCTATCTCCCGGTACAACGTTAGGAACAACCCCGAAAGGAATTAGATATTGGTTCTGGTCAGTAATAACGATGTACTGGTCAGTCTCAAGATAGTTACGAACATCAAGAACAGTCTCATTTGCACGAGCCAAAGGCATGCCAAGAACAAGGTTTAATCCCTTGCGAACTAAATCAAGAGTAGGGCCATTAACGTATACGTAGTATAGGCCGTAAACGAAGTTGTAGAATGCATCAGTTGAACTCTCAGGATCAACGCCAATCAAATCACCGAACATCGTTGAGATAAGGTTTTCATCGATTGTTGCATCTACGAACCACATTGCATACTGACGAACGCCATTGACATCTGTGTTAGATGAAAAGCCCTTATCTGAAATGTCAGCAGCAAAGCGAACATTCATAGTTCCGTCAAGTGCTGTTTCTAGATGATAGTCAACGTCTTCCTCAAGAATTACCGTGGGAAGAAATGGACGGTTAGCAATGTATCGACTTGAGGTAATTGCCTTGCCGACCTTGTACGTGTTTACTTGGCCTTGCACTGCGTTGGATGCAGGAAGAATAACAAGCTCAATAGATGAGCCAATAGTTTCCTGAATCGTTGCAAGACTAATTGACGAGGTAAGCTGCAAGAACTTGCTGTAAGTTTCTGCAGCCCCTTCTGTGCCAGCTTCAAGGATAAGGTTCATACGGTCTGTATCCTCGAACAGAACCGTGAAGAAATCTGAAATACCATATAGGTACGTCATATTCGTTAGGTTCTGCCCGATGTTCAGGCCGTTTTCAGTGAAGTTAGCACGAGTCATAGTTAAACTGTTTGGTTATTCGTTGTTACAGTGTTCAGTATAAAGATGTTAGTTCTATCTGCTGGATCTAGATAGTCAGTGATCATACCTGTGGTTGCAGGAATCAAGTCACGAGTGTAATGAGTGTAAGCTACGCCAAGCGGAGTCTTGATATTCGTAATACCGGCTAGTGAAAGCTGAGCCATAAGATCTGAAAGAATCAAGGTATCACCTGGATTCATATTACTGAAGAAATTCTTTGTAGTTTCAGTAATTACGGTCGCATCTGGGGACACGCCATTATAGCCAGTTACTGACAGATCGATCAAGTAGAAGTTAAATCCACGAGCAAGCAAATCTCCACACAGTACACGGTTTGTTGAGTTCTCTAGATATGACTGTACGCTATCAACGTTATCAAAGAAGCTGATTTGGAAACTTGCTGTTTGATTAGCATAGAGTGAACCAAAGCTTACAACCAAGTCTTGACGGGAGCTAAAACCATAATCGAACCAAGGAATAACAGAATCACATACTGCATTTGAACCAGGACTTCCGATAGTTACTGGAACTGTGAATTGGAACTGATCTTTATTAAGAGCGTTAGTTACTAGCCATGTACCGTTGTAATCGGATGGAGTTGCACCACGAATTGTCACATAGCGGTTCTCAGTAATTCCGTGGTTAGGAATTGTTACGGTAACAGTAGTACCTGTGCAAGTAAGCGCAGTAATAGCTTGGCTTTGCGTATTTTTGTTTTTAAAGGTAAATGGTACAGCATAGTTAATAACGATGTTGTTAGTGACGGTAGCATTTGTCCAAAGGCCAGGCATTACAATGTCAAACGCATTTGCACTTAGCACGTTTACAGAAAACTGTCCTGTAAGCGATGGGTTGGCAATAAGCATTGATGAGCCAGAACCGGGCGTTGCAATGTTAAATGATACGATGTAGTTGAAAGTATTAGCATCAACTACGTTAATCGGGAACGTACCATTGTACTGAATCGGTGTTACGCCTTGAATGGTTACAGACGTACCACTTGTCAGACCGTGGTTAGCAGAAACTACAGTTACAGTAATTGCCGAGCATGAAATCGAAGTAATAGGCAACGTTTCAACAAGACCTGACACTGTAACCATTTGGCCAGTTGATAGTCCGTGGCTAGTTGAAGCAACGTGAACAAGACCTAGATTAGCTGCAACCGTCGTGCTTGAAGCAGAGATCGTGGCTAGAAAAGGAATAGTATCGTCTGAGCTTCCACCGCTTACAGAGCTACGTGTGAAGTTGTAGATTGCGCCAGTCAAGTCAGCATCACCAAAATCGTCTGTTGTAACCTGTACGATTGACGTAGCAATGGTGTTGCCACAGTACACGTCAACCATGCCGCCGTTATGGATAAGCAATGGTGAGTTCACAGCCTGAACAGTAGGAAGAACTGTTACGTTAGTTGCAGCCGTAGCCATCTGATACGTGAAGTGCGAAGTATCAACTACGGTAATCGTATATGAACCGTTGTATGTCGTCGGAGCACCACCTGCAATGGTTACAGTTTGGCCTGAGTTGTAGCCGTGATTAGCCAAGGTAGCAGTCGCAGTAGTACCTGAGCTGGTAAGCTGAGTAATGAGCTGTGCTAGCTGACCTGTGAATACAGCCTGAATCTGATCTCGAATCATTTCAGGATCTCCCATACCGATTGAAACGATCTTATCCAGAAAGTTAAAGGTATTCTGCAGGTTTGAACTGATTGATGGATCGTTAATCAGATTACGTGTAGAAATAGCGTTCTGAGCACGTGTAATAAACTCTTCGTTAGTCTCTGATGATACTGAAG